AAACGGACTATGGCATCCTGGACTTGTACAACCTGGCTGAACTGGTCAGCGTGGATGCAGTCAACCACAAAACCGTGATGGAAACCCGGAATGAAATGTCCTAAGTGCCAAGCCGATAAAGCTACTGCCGGATTCGCCAATGATAATCGGTGGCCCGATATGTGGGAGGCTACATAACATGGCTACGGTCATCGACTCATTATTGATCGAGTTAGGCTTGGATGTGGATGACTTCCTGAAGAAGGACGCTGAAGCGACCAAGGCCGCTGAAAAATCTGCGGCCAAAATAACCACCGCACAGAAAAAGTCCAACGCCACCCGCAAGCCGCTTGACGATGCGCAGGCGAAGCGCACCCGCGAAAATGCGAATGAAGAAAAGAAGCGGGCGGACCAGACCGTGGACGGCTTCAAGAAGATGGCGCTACAGGCGTCTGCGTTGTTCCTGGGCTTCGATACGCTGAAAGGCTTTGTGTCGCTGCTGGGCAATCTGAACAGCAATGAAGCGGGACTAGGCCGGCTGTCGGCCAACCTGGGCGTGAACGTCCACGAAATGAACACCTGGGGGCTGGCTGCGGAGCGCATGGGCGGCAAGGCTGCGGATGTCCAGGGCAGCATTGCCACGGTGTCCAAGGCCATCACGGACTTGAACGTCAACGCCCAGGTGGACCCCATCTTCCTGGTGGCGCAGCGTCTGGGCATTGACACCCGGGACATCAAGGACAAAACCAAATTCCTGCTGGATCTTGGCGACAAACTGCGCGAGTACAGCAAGGCCCACGGCCGGGACAACGCGTTCAACATCAGCGGCCTGGATGCCACCACGTTCAATCTGATTACCGCTGACAACGCGCGGGCGCTGTTGGCGGATGCGTCTAGGCTCAACAGCATCACAGAAGCCACTGCCGCCGAAGCCGCGAAGACGCAAGCGAAGGTAGAGAAACTCTATCAGCGCGGCAAGAACATGCTGACCGAAGTGGGCCACAACATAACTGGGCCGGCCGTGGACACCGTGGATGGAGGCATGACTGCGGCCGGCCACCAACTGCATGCGTTGAATGCGGCAGCACATGGTGACTTCGCCATAGCGGTCAACGCCCTTAAAAACAGCGTCGGGCGCGGCATCGTGACTGACCGCGCGGAGTTAGAAGACGCGCTAGACCGGGGCGGGGACGCAGCGGGCGTTCCGCGCGAAGTGATGCGCGCCATTGCCATGCAAGAATCCCACATGGACCCCAACGCGGTGAACAAACAGTCCGGGGCGCGCGGCCTGATGCAATTGAACCCGAAAGTGAAGGGGTTTGAAAATGCCGGCGCCAACACGTTTGAAGATATCGACAAGGCAGCCGCCGAACTCAAGCGCCTGGCGAAACACTACAATGGCGACTGGACGAAAGCTGCCGAAGCGTACAACTACGGCCAGGGAAATTTTGACCACTACCTGAAGGGCGACATCAACCCGAAGACTGGCAAGCCCTATGTGCTGCCGGAAGAAACCCGCAAGTATGCCGCGAAGTTCATAGCGGCCACACCGAACCTTCCGCGCGGCGATGCGGCTGCGATTGCGGGGAATGGCGGCAACACCACCAATGTCACCGTGGGCGCTGTGAATGTCCACACGCAAGCGACAGATGCTGACGGCATGGCGCGCGGCGCAGCGGCCGCCATCCAGAAGCAAACCATGATTGCTCAAAGTAATACTGGGGTGACGCAATGAGTTTTCTACCCATCCCTAAAAATCCGTTCCCCGATGTGCCGCTGTTGCCAGGCGTGCCGCTTCTTGCGCGCGCGGCGCTGACGGTCATAGTTGATGTGACTGCGGCTTTTCAAATCGCTTCTAAATTCGCGGTTCAGACACCGCTGATTGTCTTACAGCAAGCGGCCCGCGCGAAGCCTGTCTGGGGCGTGTTCAATTCTGCGGGGCAGCGGGTGATTGCCCCGGACAACGTTATGGAGTTTGGCTACCGCGCGGAATGGTCCGTGTCCAACTTCCCCGTACAAAATGGCCAGTTCGCTTCTTACAACAAAGTGCTGCACCCATTCGATACCAGCGTGGTGTTGACCAAGGGTGGCAGTGAGAATGACCGCACGGCCTTTATTTTGGCCTGTGAAAATGTTGCTGCGTCGCTGAACCTGTATACGATACAGACGCCAGAAAAATCCTATTTGAACTGCAATGTGACCCGTATGGAAATGCAGCGCAAGGAAGCCAAGGGTGCCTTCTTCGTATCGGTGGAATTGTTCTTCACACAGATTGTGCAGGTGGATGCCCAGTATTCCAGCGATGGCACCCAGGGCACCAGCACGGCCAATGCCTCTGTGCCCAGCGCTGTGCCACCCGTCAACCAGGGCACCCTTCAAGCCCTGCCGCCATCCCCGCAGACCGCTGCCGTGGCGAACTCCAAACTTACCACGGGGCAATAGCCATGTTGACCGTTCCGTTAGCACCAGTCCCCGCGCAAAATTTCAACGTGCAGTTGGACAATCAAAATTGCCAGATGTCCATCTACACGCTGACCACTGGCCTGTACATGGATCTTTCGCTGAACAACGTTGTAATTGCTACGACGCGCATTTTGCTGGACGGCGCGCGGGTGCTTCAAGATTTGCAGTATACGGCCTTCGTGGGTGACTTCATTCTGGTGGACACTCAAGGTGAAGAGGACCCCATATATACGGGCCTGGGCACACGCTGGCAGCTTGTATATTTGGAAGCTGCGGACCTTATTACTTATGCCACAGAGTAGCTTCGCCACCAAATCATTGCGGGTCACCTTCACGTTGACCACGGGGGGCACATTCGACACGCCCACACCAGGCGGCACGGCCGGCAACGTGCTGAAATTGGCGGGCCTGCGTACCCTGGCGTGCGTGCGCGGCACCGGCTTCCCTGCGTGGCCTGATGCGGACTTGACCGTCTACGGCATGCGCCAGTCCGATATGAACGCCCTGTCTTCGTTGGCGTACAACACCGAGCAAATTAGTCGCAACAATGTGTTGATTGAAGCTGACAGCGGTAATGGCTTCAGCGCGATTTTCAGCGGGCAGATTGTGAACGGGTACATTGACTATGCCGGCGCCCCGGAAGTTTGTTTCCGCGTTCAGGCGCGTGCGCTGTATCTTCAATCATTGACCAGTAACGGCCCGCTGTCCTTCCCTGGCGCAACGTCGGCCGCCGGCATCATCAATCAACTTGCGGTGTCCGCAGGCTACAGCTTCGAAAACAATGGAGTGAATGCCCAACTATCCAGCCCTTATTATGGCGGCTCCGTAGGTGACCAAATTAACCAGATAGTCAAGCACATTGGCTGTGACATGTACATTGAAGGTCAGGTGCTTGCCATCGCGCCCAAGGGCAAGCCGCGCAGCACACCCAGCTTCACGTTGACCCCCGGCAGCGGCCTGGTGAGTTATCCGCTGGCGGATGCGCGCGGCTACATTCAGGTGCGTGCGTTGTTCAACACCGCGTTTCACTTCGGGGGTCCCATCACCATAGCCGGGTCTGACGTTGTGCTGGACCCATCAGGGAAGACGCAACTACTGAACGCCCGCGCGAACGGCAACTGGTATGTGGGCAGCATCCAGCACAATCTTGAAGCTTTGAAGTTCGGGGGCGCGTGGTTCAGTGATATGCTGTTGCAACCCCTGGGCAGTCAACCGAGCGCAACGCCATGAGTTTTGGCCAATTCGACGCGGGAACCGATAAGAGCGAATACAACGCCATCAGCTTCCTGATTGAACAAGCGATGCTGAAGATGCAAACGGTGACGCTAGTCAAGGTCATTGCGGTGCATGGCAATGGTGTAGGCATCACCGGCACTGTTGACGTGCAGCCCATGGTCAACCAAATGCAGGCTGGCCCGAACGGCACACAGACGGCTGTCGCACACGGGACCATATACGGTGTGCCCTTCTTCCGGCTTCAGGGCGGTTCCAGCGCCTTCATCTGTGACCCCGTGGCCGGTGACATCGGCCTGTGCGGATTTGCCGCCAGGGATATCAGCAGCGTGAAATCCACGCGCGCTGTGGCGAACCCCGGCAGCCAGCGCACGTATGACTGGGCAGACGGTTTGTATGTGGGCGGCTTCATCAACGGGGTGCCCACGCAATACATCCAGGCGCTGGCATCCGCTGGCGGCTGGAAGATTGTGACCCCGGGGGACATCACCCTGGATTCCCCGCTGACCGAAGTGACCGGGGACTTGAAGGTGGACGGGGGCACCACGCTGGAAGGTGACACCACAGTGGAAGGTTCCACCACACTGGTGGGACCCACCACAACGGCCGATCTAACCAGCACAGGCGTCATTACAGCGGCCGGCTTCAGTGGCCCGGGCGGAACATCCCCTGCCGGCCCGCCAGGCCCACCGGGGCCTACAGGCCCGACTGGACCCACTGGCCCCGCATTCCTGGACGTGACCGGCCCGGGCGGCTTCAGCCTGACGGGCGTGACCAACGCAGCCTTTGCCGGGTCCTGCACCGTGACGGGTTCGGGCACGTCGGTGACCATCACCATAACCGGGGGTGGCGGCAGCATCACGGACATCACCGGGTCCAGCTTCATCACGATTTCCAACGGCACAGGCCCCACCGTGGGCGTGGACTTGTCCACCGCGTTCCAGGCTGCCTATGCCGCCACGGCCGCGCTGGCCGTCGCTGCGGACGCCCTGGCAGCCACGGCGCTGCAACCCATCACTGGCTTGGGCGGCAGCTACACCAATGCGGACATCACGCTGAACTCTAACGGCCAAATCACTGCGGTGTCCAATGGCACGGGCGGGGGCGGCAGCGCCACCTTCGTGAACGCCAACGTTACGGTTGACTCGCACCCGCTGGTACCCACGCCACGGGATGATGAATTTGAAGGTTCGTCATTGTCGGGTCAGTGGACTGCGATCAACTGGAACCAGCAAGGCGGAAGCCCCGCAACATCTGCGGTCACATACGCGGGCAATCTTGTCTTCACATCCGAACTGAACACCAGCGGCAACCGTGACCCGGCGCTGATTGTGGAACCGATTCTGGCCGCGCAGGTGACTGCTGGCGCCTGGACCTATCGCGCAAAGCTTGCGCAGTTCATGAATGCCGGTAGCGGCAACCTGGTGGGCTTCGCGCTGTATGAAGCCGGCAGCGGCAAGATTATGGATTTTTCCAGCTTCAACGGAAACAATGCCTGCGTTGCATATCGGTCCGCGTTTTCCAGCTTTGCCTTGGCCAGCAGCGCGACGGGATGGCCTGCGTTCTATGACTCCCTGGCGCAAGATGATGAAATACGGTACTTACAAATCAGCCTTGCGGCGGGCACCATCACCTGGTCCTTGTCCGTCAACGGCATTGAATTCCGCCCGTACTATTCGGAATCTATTACGGCGCACTTCACCACGGCCCCGGACCACATCGGGTTCCTGGTTGAATCGGTTGGGTCATCTGTCTTGTCCGTTCTTCAAGCTGACTGGATTCGCGACTATACCAACGGCTACGCGCCCGACATCGGACAGACGCCTGCCATTGCACCGTTCAACGTCACGCCCGACACCCACACCAACACCCCGACGTTTCTATCAAATGACGAATTTGAAGAAGCCACGCTGGACACTGGCGGCACGCGATTTGCTGGCGCTTTACCGTGGACGTGGGCAAATCAAGGTGGCGCAAGTGCGTCCCTATCAAATGGGTGCTTGCATTTCCTATCCGACATAAACCCCGGTGGGGGTCGCGCGCCGCGCTACATTTTGCAAGCGTTGCCATCCGGGGCAACGGCGTGGCGGTACCGTTCAAAAATGGCTTCATATTGGAATGGCGGCGCGGGCAATGTCGCGTCTGCCCTCGCGGTGTTTGAAAGTGCCACCACAAAAACGTTGGTGTTCAACACGTTTACATCGGGCGGCGCGTTCTACCTCGCGGACTATACGTACCCGAGTTTTACCAGCGTTGCAGGTATCAACTCCGGTGGCTATTCCATCGTAGACCCATTCACTACGGAATCGGGGTGGCGGTATTTTGAAGTTGAATTAGCCGCAGCGTATATAATTTTTCGGCTGTCTTTAAATGGCGAAGACGGTACGTTTAAACAATATGATTCCCTTGCGGTATCGAGTTACTTTACAACCGGCCCCGATATGGTCGGCATGTCTGTGGAATGTTGCGGCTCTACAGTTCCCACCCTTATGAACATTGATTGGTTTAGGAGAATTGCGTAATGGACACCTGGCTACTTGAATTGAATGACTGGGATTTGTGCCTGGATGCGTCGGGGAATATCGCCCTGGCGGCAGACCCGTACAGCCTGGCGCAGGATGTTGCAAGCGCAATCAAGACATTCCTGGGGGAAGTGTATTATGATACCACCATCGGGGTGCCCTACTTCACTGAAATCCTGGGGCAAACACCTTCATTGGGCGTATTTGAAGAACTGATGATACAGGCCGCGTTGACCGTCCCCGAAGTGGTAAGCGCAACCTGCGTGATTCAATCGTTTACGGACCGCACCCTGTCCGCCCAGGTGCAGTTCATAGACTCGAATGGCACAACTTCCACCGTGAGTATTTCCTAATGGCCGGCACAACCAGCGTACCCCCAATTCAATTTACCCTGACGGGCCTGGTGTTGCCGGAAGACAGCGCCATCCTGGCGGGTGTCCAAGCGGACCAAAACGCAGCCTTTGGCGGCAACCTGAACCCCGCGCTGAACGCGCCCCAGGGCCAGCTTGCCACTACGCAAACCGCGTGCATCAGCAACACTAACGCCACCTTTGCGGAGTTCGTCAACCAGGTGGACCCGGACACCGCTGACGGCTTCATGCAGGACGCCGTTGGCCGCATCTACTTCATGCAGCGCATTGCCGGCACGCCCACGGTGGTGCAGGCCACGGTCAATGGACTGTTTGGCACGGTGCTGCCGGTGAACTCACAAGCGCAGGATACCAGCGGCAACCTGTACCTGTCTACTCAAGCCGTGACCATCCCGTCAAGTGGCACTGTTCAGGTTCCGTTTGCCAACGCAGTTGATGGTCCCATTGCTTGCCCGTCCGGCACGCTGACAATCATCTATCAGGCAATCCCAGGTTGGGACAGCATCACAAACGCGTCCGCTGGTGTAGTTGGCACCGATGTGGAAACCCGCGCGGCCTTTGAATTTCGGCGCCAGAATTCTGTAGCGCTGAACAGCCAGGGCAGCCTGCCGGCAATCTATGCCGCGCTGTTTGACCCCGCGAAGTGTCCCGGTGTGCTTGACGTGTACGCCACGCAAAACAACACCGGCAGCACCGTCAACACTGGCAGCACTGCGTTCCCCATCCCCGCGAAGTCTGTCTATGTCGCAGTAGTCGGCGGCAACAGCGCGCAGGTGGCGGCTGCCATCTGGAATGCGGTGAACCTGGGCGCCCTGTATTGCGGCAACACCACAGTGAACGTGCGGGACCCGTCCCCGTATCAGGTGCCCATTCCGGTCTATCCCGTCAGCTACGAAACGCCAACGGATACACCTATCTATTTCACGGTGAACATTGCCAGCGCGGCTTCGCTGCCGGCCAACATTACAGCGTTGGTGCAGGCGGCTGTGGTTGCGCAATTCACTGGCGCCAATGGCGGCAACCGCGCCCGCATCGGTTCGAACATCTTCGCGTCAACCTACTATGCCCCCGTGGGCGCCACCAGCCCCGTTGTACAAATCGTGTCCATCTTCGTGGCCATCACCGCGTCCCCAGGGTCCGGCAACAGCGTACAGATGGGCATTGACCAAGCGCCCACGATACAGCCCAGCAACGTCACTGTGAACCTAGTGTAACCATGTCCTGCGATCCTACCTTTGGCAACGTCGTTTTGCTGCTGCCGTTTGACGGCACGAACGGGCAGACCACAACCACCGATGCATCTTCTTTCAATTGGTCCGTGCCGATGAACGGGGCCACGGGGCAATTGTCCACGGCTGATCCTGAATTCGGGACGGCTGCACTGGCTATATCCAGCTACGATCCAATTTCCAACGTTGCCCCGGCCCACGTTGCTTTCACGGGTGGCGACGCATTGGATATTTTCGCCGGTCCCGCTTGGACAATTGAACTGTTCTTCCAAGTGAACTATTCGACTGACCCCGGCATATACCTGATTGATTACAACGGGACCCCAATACCCGGATCAAATCCCGGTACCGGGCTTCAGTTCATCGCAACCGCGAACCTTGACACATCGGTGGATATTAGCATCGGCAACAATGGTGCCTTTGTTCGCGGCACTGGGGGTATTCCTGCATCTTTGCCTATCGGGTCAGCGGGCACTTGGCATTATCTCGCGCTTGTAAATGATGGCACTTTGACAAAGCTGTACGTTGACGGTGTGCAAATTACTGGCAGTGGTAACGTTCCCTCCGATTGGAACGCGGCAAATTATACGGGTGCGCTTCCTACGCACGCAGCCGTTGTGATTGGCGGATTTAGCGGCACATCGGGGAACCGACAATCTGGCCAAATTGATGAATTGCGCGTGTCCAACATCGCGCAATATAGCGCGAATTTTACGCCACCGGCTGCGGCCTTTCCGACGTTGGCATGTTCGCAGCCCATCCCCAACCTTGTTGGGTTATTGACGGGGGCAGCGGACGCGGCAATCATTGCGGGGTATTTCACGGTTGGCACCACCACAGCGGTGCCTAGTGGATTGCCAGCGGGCACGGTGATAGACCAGACGCCCGCGTATCCCGGCACGGGAACCGTAGGGGACCCGATAAGCTACGATTATTCGGCGGGTGTCCTTGTCCCCGACTTGACCAATACGTCAGTTGGGATTGTGGCGCCCATGTTACTAGCGGATGCGGGGCTGGTGTTGGGAACAGTTACCTATGTTCCCAGTGTGCTTATCATTGCTGGCAATATTATTTCCCAGTCCCCAGTTGGGGGAAGTTTCGTTTCAGCGGGGTCTGCGGTTAATGTTTTTGTGTCCACTGGACGTGGCCCGGTTGTGGTGCCCTTTATCGTGGAAGACACCCAGACGGATGCCATGACAGCCATCACGGACATTGGCCTGGTGGTTGGCGCCATCAGCGTCCGCGAATCGCTGACCATTCCCGCAGGAGAAGTGATTGCGCAGAATCCCCAGGGCGGCACCCCGGTGGCGTCGGGCAGCTTGGTGTCCTTCGTGTTGTCCAGCGGTCCCCCGGTCCCGGGTCCCGCATTCGATTGGACCACCACCGTGATTTCCCAGTATGCCAACAGTCCCAGCTTGCTGCTGCTGTGCCAGTCGATTGCGGACAACCTTGACCAAACCGCCAACTTTGCGAACTTCTACGCCTTCGTGTGGAACGTAGACACTGCGCAAGGATTTGGCCTAGACATCTGGGGCCGCATTGTGAACGTGTCGCGCTACCTGCAAATTCCCACGGGGGCGTTGTATGTCGGCTTCCAGGATGGCACTGGTGGCGCACCTGACCCGGACCCGGGTGGGTCCTATGACGTGCAGCCGTTCAGCGCATCAGGTACGTGGTACACGCCCCAGTCCGCCACGCAAACCTATGAACTGGAAGATGAACCCTACCGGCAATTGATCCTGGCCAAGGCGCTGGCGAACATCAGCCGGTCCACGGTGCCCGTGTTCAATCAGATTTTGCAGCGGCTATTCCCTGGCCGGGGCAATCCCTACGTGGTGAACAACGGGGCCATGAACTTCAAATATGTGTTCGACTTCGGTTTGACGCCCATAGAACTGGCAATTTTGAATCAGTCGGGCGTCATGCCGGTGCCCCCAGGCGTCAGTTTCACAATCATAGAGCCATAGGCTACACTGGCACCATGAGCATGGGACTGTCCCCCTACCCTTGAGGCATCAAAATGTCAATTTCACTGCCCACACTTATCCAGGAAGGCTTCGGCACCGGGGACAGCGGGAAAACCAACCCTATCCCGGTGGCGTCACAGATTGGCGTCCTGGCCGGCGCAGCGTCATTCACCGATGGCTTCCCCCCGCTGACGCGCACCCCGCTGAATGCCGGGGGCGTGCCGCCAGCGGGCGAAGACATGAACGGCATCCTATACATGATTACGCAGCTTCAGGCGTGGCAGTGCAGCGGTGGCCAAATTCCATACAGCAGCGCGCAACAGACAGCCGTGGGCGGCTATCCGCTGGGCGCGGTGGTGCAGAATTCGGACGGCACGGGTTGCTGGCTGAACACGACGGCAAACAACACTTCTGACCCGGATACGGGTGGCGCCGGCTGGGTTCCCTTCGGTGTGACTGGGCAGACTTCGGTCACCGTGGCCGGGTCCAACATCACCCTGACTGCCTTACAGGCAGCGCGCCCTTTCCTGTTCATCACCGGCACCCTGACTGCTGCGGTGTCCATCAGCATCCCTGCGCCGCTGGCCGGCCAGGAATGGATTGTGGTGAATGAATCCACGGGCGCCTATGCGCTTTCACTGAAGTCCGTGGCGGGCGGCACGCCCATTGTCCCGGCCGTGGCGTACTGCGATGGCACCAACCTGCAATTGGTGGTCACGGCCCTGACCGGATATGCGCCCATCAACAGCCCAAATTTCACCGGCACGCCCACGGCGCCCACCCCGCCCAGCAACGCGAACACCACCCAGATTGCCACCACTGCCATGGTGCAGGCGGCAATCACGGCGGCAACGGCTGCCCTGGCGCCCAGGGCGTCCCCTACGCTGTCCGGGGTCCCCACGGCGCCGACAGCAGCGCCTGGCACGAACACGGCCCAGATTGCCACCACGGCCTTTGTGGAAGCCCTGGCGGGTATCAGCGCGGTGTCTTCAGTCAATGGTGGCCTGAACTTCGCGGTGGGCATCCAGGTGCGCTGGGGACAGGTGAGCCACAGCGCGGCCGGTGTGCAAACGCACGCCTTCAGTTCCCCCTTCACCACGGGTTGCTATGTGGTCATCCCGGTGGTGGCTTCGTCCACGGGTGTTGAATTCTTCACCTACCAGTCCGCCACTGCGTCCGGGTGGAACCAGTACAGCAACAATTCCACGCTTATCAACTACATTGCAATTGGGCACTAGGTCATGGAACCATCTAACAGCGACATCTTTAACCTTTTGGTCAACATGCGTGGCGACATGGGCCGCATTGAAGGCACAGTCAAAGGCTTCGGCGACAAGCTTGCCGAACACGGCATAGATAACAAGCTGCGGGACGCGTCGGTCCAGCAGCTTCAGCTTTCCCAGGCCCGCCAGCGCGGGTTCGTCGCAGCCATTTCCACCATGGGCGCGGTTGTCGGCGCCGGCATCGGGGCAGCGGTTGATTATCTTTCACGGGGCAACCACTAATGCAACTGGGCATGCGCGGGGCCGCGCTGATTGAAAGCTTTGAACAGTTGCGCCTGACCGTATACCGGGGCCAGGAAGGCAAGCCAACCATTGGCTGGGGCCACACTGGCCCCGAAGTGCGCCTGGGCATGACATGCACCCGCGAACAAGCGGATGCCTGGTTCGTACAGGACACGCATACGGCTGTGGTTGGCGTCCAGCGTGCCATCTCGGCCACACTGACCCAGAATCAATTTGACGCCCTGGTGGCCTTCACGTTCAACGTGGGCACGGGGGCGGAGTCACACGCCACCATTGTCCGGCTGGTCAACGCTGGCAATATGGATGCTGCCGCGCTAGAATTCGCGAAATGGAACCACGTCAATGGCGTGGTGTCTGATGGCTTGACGCGGCGCCGCGCTGCGGAGCATGACTTGTTCGTTTCCCCATAGGAGTATTCCCCCATGTCAACCCCCGATCCGTTGAAGGCCGTGCAGGCCGATGTTGCGAAAGTGACGGCCGATGTGAAAGCCGATGAAGCCAAGGTGCTGACCTTGCGCGCGAAAGCAGCCGCCTGGGTTGCCGCGAACCCCGCCAAGGTTGTGGCTGCCGGTGTGGTCATCGTGCTGTTGCTCGCATGGAAATTGATCTAACCACGGTCAATAAAAACCTGCGGGACTTCCGTGACGATGCCGTCATGGGATTGGTGACGGCTGCCTGGATTTCGGCAACCGTCTTTTTATTCATCCACCCGTCAGAAGTCAACTTCGCCACCTGGGCCACCTTTTCCGCGACCATCTGCGGGGTGTACCACTGGCTTTGTGTCTTCGATGACAAAAGACCGGACGCAAACAACGATGACCCCAGCCCAACTTGAAATTAGGGCAGCCGCGTATCTGTGCGCCGCGCTGCTTTTCATCGCCCTTGGTGTTCGCCTTGGCATGCACCATGTGCAAGCCCAGTGGAACATTGATAAGCTGGCGCAGTCCAGCGCTATTGAAGCGCAGCAGCAGAAAATCCTTGAAGTCACCCAGCAGCGCGACGCGTTGCAAAACCAAGTGGAGCAATCACATGCACAGATTATCGCTTCTGGCACTGCCCTTGTTGGCAATGTGTCTACCAGCCTGCGGGCTGTTGAAGCCGCGCTACGTTCCGGCCCCCTGTCAGCCACAGTGGTCCATACCGGCGCAGTACAAAACGCCATCAACGGTGCAGCCATCCCTAGTGAACTTGCAGCAGCAATTGGACGCACTAACGCTGCAATTGAAGACGTTGCAGCCGCCTGCGTCAAAGTAGACGCGGACCGCACAGCCATCATTCAGTTGGAACCGAAAGCGGCGCCCTAGGCCGCTTCCTCTTCCTCTTCTTCGAAGCTGTCCGCATTCGCTACCACTGCGTCTTCGGCGCTTTCAAATTTTCCATATCGTTTCCCACGCCAACCCCCTGCGGCCTTGATGGGCCAAGCTTTTGCCCAGGGGGAAACGTCGCACATAATGGATTCGAGTTCTTCGATGCTGCCAAAGTCATTTACTACCTCTGCGCAAAGTTCGTCATGCGTGTGTAGGACTATGGCATAACCCCGCCGTTCTAAACGCACCATCGCTTCGGCTTGCAAATCCCGCGCCACGGCCTGCACCACGTTTTCAAACAGGACCCCACCGTACAGCTTCATCCGTATCCAGCCCTTGGGTCCCTTCTTGGGGTTGGTGTTCTCCCCCATGTAAGACAATTCCTTTTCCCAGGGCCGTGCGTATTCCCGTGTGGACGGCACCAGGCGCGGGTTGTGATACGTGAGGAAGCGGCCGGACGGCAGCCGGCAATATAGGCAGTCCCCGTGCATCTGGTACTTGATTTCACGATGGCCGAAGGTCAGCCCCGGTTCCATCACAGCCTTGATGGCCGCGCCTTCCAGGCCGTAATACTCTTCCCGTTCGGGTGCCCAGTTGCCGGCGCTGTCCTTGTTGAATTTATTGCGCACCTGCCCACCCCACATTTCTACGATGTTGGGGGACCGCTTGCGCCACGCCAGAATACCATCCTTAATTTCCTGGTCCGTCAAATATTTGTCTGCGCCAAAATTCTTCCAGGCGTTTATCCAGCCCTGAAACTGGGACCCCAATGCGCCTGGCTTGCCCAGCTTCTGGCGCATCGGGTGATGTTTGCCGGTTTCTTTTTTGTGCCTGCGGAATTCGTCCATAGGGATGCCGGTGATGATTGAAGCCGTAGCTTCATAAATCATGGCGTCACCCCGGTACACGTCCAGTATCCATTCTTCCCCGGCTAGGCCAGCAGCCACAACGTTTTCAATGCCGGTGAAGTCCGAGCATAAAAGGTCATGACCCGGCGCCGCGATGAACAGGGACCGCAGCACATCGCAGACGGTTTCAAGCGCATCACCGAATTCATATTCCAGCAGTTCCAGACTGCCCGCTTTGATGTACCTCAGCGCGCGTTCAATCTGGTCCATGTTTTCCAGCTTGCCCTTATACAGGTTTTGCGGCTGGGGACCGTTGCCCGTCCAGCGGCCCGTGTGGCTGGCATAGTAGCTGTACAAATCGTGAAGGCGCTGCGCGGCAGATGCTGCGGCCGACATTGCAAAAAGTTTTTTGATTGAAGCGCTGCCGACAAGCTGCCGGATTTCCAATGCGCGGCGCACATTGGCCGGCATATGCGGGGACTTCAAGTATTCAATGATGGCGTCACTGGTGGCGCTGAACATCGTGAAGCCTTGGGTTGCGGCCCACTTCTTCAACGCGGGAAGTTTTGACGCTTCGGTCACCATGCCATTGGTCAGCACACGCAGTTCAGCGTTATACTTCATGAAGGCTTGCTTGACTATACTGATGCACGCGTCCACACCAACGCGGTCTATCATCAGCCCCCGGTCATTGATGGCTTGGGATGCGTGGAAAATGTCCAGTTCACTGGGCGACAGGTCCGGGATTAAAACGCTGGCTTCATCCTGCGCCACAACGTCCGTGCGGTTGTACAACTTGAATTCTTCATACTTCGCGGGGTCATCGTGAGGATACCACCGGAAAGTGGGGGACCGCTTTGTGGGCTTCTTCGGTATGGTCCAGTGATTGATGTGCCACTTGCCGCTTGTCATCTTCTGGTTCGTAATGCCCAGCACGGCGCCAACCTTTTCCAGGGACCGGGGCAGCGCATGCGCCAGGGCCTTGGCCTGGGCACATCGCATTTGAAGCCAGGACAGCGGTGGCCAGCCCAACACTGGCACGCAGTAATATGTCCAGACATCAAACTCAAACATCACACGGAAGGCTTCCAGCAACCCACCCTTGACGATGTGGTCAAACAAATCCTGGGGATTAGGTAGCCCAGGCCACCATTGGCGCATGCCGCGCCCGTCCTTCAGGTCATAGGCAAGCATCAATACTTCAAAGGTGGGGTGTTCCACATAGGTCCGTGAACCTGTGGCTTTAATGCCTTTCTTCTGGCCGCTGCACCCGTCTGGCGGGTCCCATTTGCCTAGGGCTTCATTCCACACGAAGCCGGCACAGGAAAATGTCTCAAAGTCTAAGGACGGCACTACTGTGCTGACGCTAGGACCCGCTGCATATTGGGTACCCGCTAGCATAGAGTGCTACCGCTGGCGGTTAACACGCCTAGCTTTTCGTGCGACTTTATTTCTTGCGCGCTGTCTGTTGACGTTTTGGTCAAACCAGTTTGCATTTCCCCCACCAGCTTTGACTTGATTGCGTGCAGTATTTTTTCTGGTATTTCCGGCCATGGTTCGTGTCTCTCCAAATAAATTAGGGCCATTATGACCCCGGGTAAATTATCCCCAGCGTGTACCGCACCGGGGGGTGTCCCTTGGAACAGGACACCCCCGGAAAGTACCGTTTGTCACCACGCCTACGCGCAGCGGCTCGCGTCTTCGGTACGCTAGCCAAAGGCATTTAGGCGATGTGACCAGCGGCCCGCGCCGTGGCTTCCGTCCAATTGGCAGCCAGCAACTGTTCCCAGGTGACGCCTGGCAACAGCACCACCGGCCCCGTGGGCGCCGCAGGTGCGGCCGGGACGGCAGGGGGTGCAATCATGGCAGGTTGGGCCCGGAC